AGATAACCGCGTGGCACTTCTTGCATGACCAAGTCAGGACAGTTCCTTGAACCCAGAATGCTAATTCTTCGCGTGGTACTGGCTCATTACATAGGTGACAGATGATCCGCACCTGAATGTTGTTAAGCAATTCCTGATGTTTAGCCTTTTCAGCTAGTTCATCATCAGTAGGAAAGTTCTCCCATTCACCGTCTTGGTTCATGAATTGTAGGCCGCTCATGCTTTAGCCTCCTGAGGCTTCCAAGTACCGTCAGCAGCAATGTTGTACCACATCACATCTCGACAGACATAACATGAGAACTTGCCCCATGGCTTATTGTTCTTGGCACTTACGCCTGTTTTCCATTCCATAGGCTTATGGTCATGGCAGTTGCGACATAGTGGAATGTCTTTATCGATCTTGACTGCACCTAATACATCTTGAACTAGCGCTACTGCATCTGCACTTGATGGCGCAGCTTCTACTGACTTAGTTGTCCAAGGATCGTCCTCGACCGGCATCGTGATCTTGTCTGCTAACTTCTCAGCGAATGGCTTAGGCTCTGCTGCTTTGACTTTAGACATCTCCTCGCGGCTAGGGCGTTTGCCTTTCGTAACATAGCCTGCGTTAGCCAATGCCCGACCGATCGCACTCGTTTCGCAGTTCTCAAGAGCGCTCGTAGAATTAACTCCTCGCGTTGAGACTGTCTCCTCTGCATAGCCAGTTGTCCAAGCCGATGCATCAACTTCAGTTCTATAAACAGCAGCCTTAACAATAAATCGCTGAAGCGTTGACTCAACCAAAGTAGTTTCAATTCGACCATCTGGGTGTTCCTTCCAGAACTTGACTAGGCGTTCCTCGACTGTTTCGTAATCCTCTAAATTAAACATATTGCTCATTTTCCTCTGTGTGCAGTTGCGCTGCAATAGCAGCATAAGCAACTAGATCAACATAAGTGTCAGTCTTTGCAGTCTCCATGCTCCGCGCTATTTTGACGAGTGCCATGCACATCGCGACTTGATAATCAGTAACCGGCATTTCCAAATAACTTGACCAGAGGGCAGCCGTTCTTGCCATGTTGTCAGTTGGGTGACCGTAGTCCATTCCTCGGTCTTGGATAGTTGCTCTTGCTTCGTTGAGATAGTCTCTAGCATTCATCGGCCGACCTGCTCAAGTTGACGAGCGATCTTGCGAGCTGCGATACGACCTTTGATCTTGCCATGTTCAAAGCCTTTGCCATAACCAAAGCCAAAGCCAATGATCATGCCTACTGCTATGGATAAAGTAATTGCTACATCTGCGTTCATTTACTGCCCTTCTACTGCGCCCTTCGCAGCTTCTTGGCATAAGTGTTGCATAAATATCTGACTATCTGACGGTGTGTTGATAACGAAACGGTAACAATTCTCCATCGTCCATCGCATCATCGATCGTGCGCCTTATGTCGTTATCGAGATCGTCCATAACGCCGCCCAGCAACCACGAATGTGCCGTCTTTCTCGATGTTAATTAAAATTACTTGGCTATCTTCAACGATAATAAAAGCCTGCTGCCAGTTCATAGTTCCCTTGGTATAGCCAGCCTTGCGAATATCCATAAGATGCCCGCCTTCGACTCCACGCAGGATACGCCCTATTTTGCCCCCAGAAGCCTCTGTAAAGGCCGATACGCCCGCTCTGTGAGTGTGACCGCAGACAACGCTTAAACCATGCCTACGAGCCGCTCCAAGGGCTGTAAGACCCGCGTTAGGGTTTATGCCTTGCTCGTCTCCATGGACTGCTACCCAGCCCTTAGCAAAGGCGTAAGGCTTTTTATGATAGGTAATCCCTAGTTCATCTAAACGCATAAAGCGCTCGAAGCGTAACTCTGGCAATGCCAAGAATGCAGGGATCTTTTTCATAATCACATTGTAAAGACGATCTGTGTGATTAGAACGGATCATGTGGGCTTCTTTCGAATGTTCGACTAAAGACCAAAGAACCTCGACCGCTTGGTCTCGATCCTCAGCTAGTGTTTGCTCGTACCAGCCCGGTGTATTTTCTGTCCATCTGCTGATCTGCGGGAGATCGATTTCATCTCCGAGTGTAATAACGCTATCTGGGCGGTATGCTTTAATAAAACTTGCAACATTGCGGACAGCAACTTCATCGTGATATGGAACCTGTAGATCTGGAACGATTACAGTTCTTTTCATTGTTAATCCTCATCATCGTCATCGTCATAAGGCACTCGTCCAGGAAGTTCAGGAAGCCAGTTCGGTGTTGGAAGGATCGTTGCCGGGTAAGTTAAAGGTTCAAGCAAGATAGCCAAAGCCAATTCAGGTGTAAACCCTGCTCGTCTTAGCGATTTGTAATACTCATTTAGCCCGATGCAATACTGATCGAGCATAGAGTAAGCCTCTAAGTCGATAGCCTTTTTACGCGCCATGATTAAATTATCGCTCTAAAAGAATGTTATAGATCTCATCGACACGCGCATTAAGTCGCTTGATCTCCGACAGCAAGTGCGTGATCACATAGCCCGCTAATCCACCCACTATCGCAAGAGTGGCAATATAAAGATTTAAGTAGTCCGCTGGTGTCATCGTTTAGGTGTCGCATATCCAAAGACCCCAGCAAGAACAGCCCAAAGGATCGAGCGGTAATCTGCTGCAAAGTTAGATGCTGCCCAAGCAGATAGGAATGCACCTGCTGTGAGTAGGTAAGGGTTTTTCATGTTCATGCTGTGCCTCCTAGTAACGGTACTTTAAAGAACGAACCATCGTTATCGCCTTTGATGCTAAACGAGACATGGAGATGATGGCGATGCTTGTTAATCCCAGTATAAGTTCTCCAGCGCCAAGCGCTTTTGGCGCTTGCAATTTTGCCGTCAAAGATGAGATACGAGATGCGCTTATCAGACTTTGCCAATAGACGAAGTTGATCCGCCACATCGGGCATGAAGTCGGGCTTAGGTCTGCCGGATAGATCGCGGTCAATGTCAATGGCACGAACCCAGCCTTCGCCATCTGGATTATGGTCAGACTTACGAGCTGAATGCCGACTATCGCCGATCCAGCCGTCTGAGGTGCGATCACGATCGCCGAAGCAGTCATCGAATTGCTCACGAAGTTGTTGTCCGGCTTTGCATAACTTAGGCTTCATCTGTCGACTTCTTACGCTCTAAGTCGCAACCTTGGCAGTTCCATTTATATGTATCGTTTAGGAATAATTCTTTATGGCCGCACTCTGGGCGAGGAGCAATAAAGGCATCTGCTTCAGCGTCATAAATAAAACCTCTACCAGCAAAGTTATAGCGTTGGTTGCTGTTGTATGAAGTTTGCACCCAAGTACCGCCAAGGTTATCAACTAACCATTTGTAACCTTCATCGCCATTTGGATCGTTGTTATCTCCAACTAAAACTCTAAGAACTGTGTTGTTTTGATCTAGTTCAGCCCAATGACTCATATTAAACCGCCGTCTTTAAGTAGCGAACAATAATGAAACCGCCTGCGCCGTTGTAACCGTAGAATGGAGATGCTTGATCTCCACCGCCACCGCCACCGCCTGAGCCTGTTGTCGCTGTTGCGTTAGATCCGTTTGGCCCTGATGTTGCTGAACCAGCACCACCGCCGCCAGCACCACCGGCTGCGCTGTTACCGCTACCACCTGCACCGCCTGAGCCACCGCCGCCACCGCCTGCAATGAAACCACTTACTCCTAAACCAACTACTGATAGCCAACTAGAATAACTGTTAGTTCCAGCGCCACCAATACCGCCGTTATTTGTTACGCCACTGAGGCCCGCAGTTCCAGCGCCGCCGCCACCAGCGCCGCCGCCAGTGCTTTTATTTCCACCAGCATTTCCTTGACCAGAAGTTGCAGATCCGCCCGTTGTGTAAGAGTTACCCGCTCCACCGCCTGAGCCGCCGGTCGAAGGACTGTTGCCTGAGTTACCGCCTGCGCCAACTCCGCCGCCTTTTGATGCGCCTAAAGTTTGGAAGGTTGTATCTCCGCCAATAGATCCAGTTTGTTGACCAGTTCCACCAGTTTGACCCGGCCCACCAGCGCCAATAGTGCAAGAATAATTACCTGTCGCTAAAGACTGTGAACTAAACAACTGAACTCCGCCAGCACCGCCACCGCCTGCGACATAGAGTCCACCGCCGCCGCCGCCACCGATAACTAGCACATCTGCCGTTAAGGCAGTAGAGGTAATTCCTAAAGTGCCGTTAGCGGTAAAAGTTCTGTAATAGTAGGTTGAGTCAGAAGTTAAAGTTCCGCCTGTTACTACTGGCTTAGGGCCAGTACCGCCTAAAATACCGACAGAGGTGTTAGCGATCATTAACCAATAGCCCCTACGACATACCAAGCGTCAGTCCCAGTTTTAATTAAAGCGCAAGACTTGTACTGAGCAAGGGTAGGAGAAGCCGCAGTTGCGCCAGAGGAAAGAACAGTTGTCGTTCCTGAGGTAACTGCTGAAATAGTGCAAAGACCCGCGCCTATGTTAAGAACTGTAATAACTGTCCCGATAGGGTGAGCAACAGAAGCGTTAGTTGGGATCTTAATCGCGTTAGCCGAAGCGTTGCTTTGAGTAATTAAGGTCTGGTAAGAGTCATTTAAGACGGTTGTGTAGGTTGTGCCTGTCTGGGCGTTAAGCGTGAACGCTACTAGCCCGTTAAACATAGCCGCGCTTAGGACATCGCCTGTTGCTGCTGGAAAGCCTGTTGCCATTTATATCTCCTAGTACGCCATTATGTTAGTGCCGATTATACCCGATACAGCCGATCCGATGATGAACCCTTCCACTATCGGCTCAAGCGTGGTCACAGTTACGCTCATGGCATTTGGCGTGATGTTCCATGAGAGTCCCTGCGCTTGTAAAGTCTTAACAATAGTCGAGCCATCAGGCTGAACATTTGTGATCTTTAGATTTGAGAAGTAGTCCAGACCAAGCATCGTGGCAGTAGGTACATCTGGGTCGAGTAGATCGACCGTCATGGCATCTATGCGGATCGTAGTCTCTTTGCGAGTTGCCACATAGATTTTAGCCACATTGAGCGCATCTGCATCAGTCTGGAGAACCAAGTTGTTCTCGTTGATCTGATGAGGGAAGTACTTGGCAATACTGGCTGAGTCCTCGGCTACTTGCTGAGTTCCGCCGTAGCGAGTCATGCCGGCTGAGTTGATAATCAACTTATCATCGAAGGCGAAGGTTAGGTTTGTGTAAGGGATACCAGTTGTCTGGTTGAACTCGATCGGAGTCTCGCCATACTTCTTTATTACATTGGTGCGGTTTAGGAATACCGCTGTTCCCTCTGTGTCGATATAGAACGCGCCTTGTTCAGAGAACTCTGCATTCTTGAGAGCATCAAGGGCTGTGCGAGATGTCGCAGGATCAGCAATACAGGTAGTGTTACCTGTGTCGATCGTGCGCATAGATGTAGGCCATTGGACTTGATCTAGGATCTTGCCAATGCGTGTGCCTGTGTCCTGCCCGGCAGTTGCGCTTGCGACTGTAGTAATCCCAGCCTGCTGCATAAGTCTAAAAGCATCAGAGCAGATGATATCGACATAACCTGTCTCTTGGTTCTGAGGATAGGTGTATTTATAGTCTGTCGTATAGCCAGAGAATAAGAAGTAACCAACTCCGCCTACTGTTGCTGAGATGCGCAACTTGCGTAGTGGAGTCAAGAAGCCGTAATAAGGGCTAGAAGTGTTCTGCGGGTTGAAGTAAGAATTAGGATCTAGAACTCTAACTGTTGCGCTACCAGCCTCAAAGGTATCGCGCATGATGTTGCGACCTCTGCGAATACTTATTGAGCGAACATCTGGAGTCAGATCAACTGTAGGTTCTGGAGTAGTTGTCGCAGCTAGTGTGCCTGTGCCTAACTTGCCATATTTGGCATCGCCAATGGTAAAAGGGAAGCCAAAGGTAGCGCCAGAGGTGAAATCGAATGAGACGGCTATCTGAGCAGGTAAAGTCATGCTCCGAACGACCCGCCTTGACGGAATATGGAAGCGAACTTAGCTGAGAGTGAAGCATCGAGCAGAGTATCGCGCAGAACATCTTGCAGACCTTCTTGGGCAATAATTGAGCCAGCGTTTACATTGACTGTGAACTCCACGCCTGCTGCGCTGGTCTGTGTCGATCCCTGCGGCAGAGAGTATTGCTGACCTGTAACGCCATAACCTGAAGCCATTGACATAACTGGTGCAACTGTTGGGTTTGAGATGCGGCGAACCTGCGCTTCGATCT